CCCACCTGGTAGGCGGTGAAGGCGATGACGAGATTCGTCAGCCAGAATAGTGTGTTCATTTGTCCTTGTCCTTTGTTTGTTGTTTCTTGCCTTGGTTCTTCCACTTCATGAACGATGCCAGCAGAATGCCAACCTCGTCACAAGCGTCTTGCAGTGTGTAACCCAGCCCCATCAACCGAACGACTTCGTTTGAGTTGCCACGCCTGACTCTACTTCGGTGTGCCGACATTTTCCGACGCTCTTCAGGTGACACGCCGCCGAAGTATCCGTTGAAGTCTTTGTTGTCCAGTGCCATTTGTAGGCACTCACGCTTCATTGGGCAGCCTTGACAGATGGCCTGAATCATTGGTTCAGATGCCTCAATCTCTTCCAGCGAGGTCGGAAAGAACAGGTCTGGAAAGATGGTGTCTGCACAATGGGCGGTTTCCCACCTGGTCGCATTGCCAAAGGCGAAATTGAAAGATTGCGCTTTCATAGACCTGCCCTCTTCAATAACTCAGTGGCTTCACTCAGTGGCATGATTGCCCACCAGTTGCCAGTGTTCGCTGATCCAACCCCGACAGGTTTCACCACAAGGATTCCAACCTGTGCCTTGGCGTTGACCTTTTCCACCGCCAGTTCCTTGAGCCATGCAGGGATGGAATAAGACTTGTGAGCCTTCACCTCAATGCACACACCTGGCAGACCGGCAATGTCACCTTTATCGTTGACACCTGCCAACGCCCGACGCTCAGCGTGAACGTAACCATTGGCGATGAGGTAGTTGACAACAGCGGTTTCAGCTGACGTGCCTTTGGCTTTGTTTCGGCTCATCGGGTGAACCCTGAACAGTATCGGCAGAGCCAAATCTTGCCCTTCTCGTACCACCGAAGTTCTCGGCAGCAATCGCCACATAACGGATTGCTCATGCCACATTCTCCTGTTCGGCTTTGCGCTTTGCCCGTTGCCTTCGGGCTGAAATGGCGGCATCACTTTGAGCCTTCATTGCGTCGGTCGTATATTGGGTGTGAATCTGGACTGCCTTGATGCCCAAATCTCGGCGAAGGTGTCGGCGCTGATTCACGCCAGTGCCAGCCCATACACCGTCAACCTCAACGTGCAAGGCATAGGTGAGGCAAGCTTTGGCGACCGGACATTCAGCACACATCTTCTTGATGGTCTGGCAGGTGTTCACGCCAGTTTCAGGGAAGAACAGTTCGGTGTCGATGCCAACACATAAGCCTTGGCTCAGGTCTGGGAACTCGTATGGATCACTCATGCCACCTCAACCCCTAGCGCTGCGAGTTGTGCCAGGGTGTCATTGTGGGTTCGAATCCAGGTGTCATACCACTGCTTAGGCATGAACGTGATGCCATCCTTACGGCCAAGCGAGGCGATGATGTAGGTCTGTGGAATGCCTTGCTTGGCAAGTAGACCTTCAAGTTCTTCTAGCCATTCGACGGCTGACATCTCTGTGAAGGGTTTGTCTGTGGCACTCATGCGACACCGCCAGAAGGTAGGTGGCGCTCAACCTCGTAGGACAAGTGCAAGGGAGCGCCACCAAGGTGAGCGTTCGAACTCTCATGTCCAATCATAGTGGAATTGGTAGACATCACTTGTTGCTCTCCAATGCACGTTCTAGGCGTTCGGTGATGTAGTCCAGTGCAACAGCGCCGTCGGGTGAGATTTCAAGGTTGTGCTTGAGTTCAGTCAGCACCTCGCCAACCCGAACTAACCTTTCCAACATCTCAAACACGTTCTCCGGAATCATTAGCGCCACCGACTTGGTTCAGACATGATGAGAATCGTGACGGCAAACATCAGCACAGCCTCAACTGTGTGCTTGACCTTGCGACCTCGGGCAGTCCAAGGGGCGTTGTTCCATGCGTTCAACATTAGGCGCTCGCAATCTTGTCGTGAAGAACTTCTGACTTGACCATTTCATCCAGACCTTCAAGGCGGTCTTTCAGGATTCGTGCGATTCGTGCGTCATTGTTCCAGTCGCTCATGTCTAGGCGAGTGCGAACATAGGCTTCTTCTCTGATTGCAAAACGTAGTTCTTGAAGTTCTTGCTGTGTCATTACGCACCAACCTTGATGAGTGAGCCAGTTGTCTGAACTACGAAGCCGAAGCCCTCAACCTCAAAGACAAACAGTTCGTCAGAGTTGAATCGTGGGTTGGCATCCTTGCGAGTGTAACTTTCGAATGCCTCATCGGCGGTCTTGTATAGGTAGAAGATTGCTTCTTCATGAGCTGCAACTCGTTCGTTGTAGTGGTTCTCTGAGATGGTCATTAGTTTCATGTTCTTTGTCCTTTGTCCTTGTCGGTTGTCCTACCGACAGTTAGAACATTACTCCCCTGAAATCCAATGTCAAGCATTTTGGCAAATTATTTTCAGAAAGTTTTCAAGGGTCAGAAACCCCATTGTTTCGGGCATAAATAAGAACCCACACATGAGGGATGGCGCACATAACGTGCGACTGATAATCCAACAGCGGTGTGGGTCTGTGAGCCGTAAGCCCTTATTCAGTTATGTGTCACAGTCGGTCTGCGTTGACAAGTTCCCCTGCTATTGCCAAGTACGCTGCACCGTCAATGTATGAATCCATGTTATCGGGGTTTCCCGACAGACGTGCAAGTTTCAACCCTGCCATGCACAGCGCCACCTGGAACGGTTCAACCTTGCGCCCGAGAATGACAGACCAGATTCGGGCGATGTTGTCGTGGTTGGAATACGGGTCACCATGCTGAGCATTACGGTCGCCAGTTGTCAGCGAAGTCGCTTGGTCGAGGATGTCTTTGCGGTTGAGGTCTTTCATCTTTGCTCTCCTAGTGCCATCAGGATCCCCTGTTCCAAACTAATCTTTGGCTCATAATAGCTGAGCATGAACTCAGGACTGCCAACCCGATACTGAACCCCGACAGGCTCGGCGGTGAGGTGTTCAACTGGCGCATGATAGCCCGAAGCCAGCATGACCAGTTCGGCCAGTTGATTGAATGAGGTTGCTCGACCGCTGCACAAGTTTGATACCTCAATGCCAGCGTCAACTCCAGCCATCACTGCACCCACAATGTCGTCGATGTGGATGAAGTCCCGAACTTGCTTCCCATCACCCCACACTTGAAATGGTGTCTGGCGGTTCAGTCCTCGCTCGATGAACTTCGGGAACGGATAGTCCAAGTCTTGATCTGCGCCATAACCTGAGAACGGTCGGAACACCGACACCTTCAAGCCTTGTTCCCTGGCATGACTTGCCAGCATCTCGCCGGTCAACTTTGCCCAACCATAGGTGAGGTCAGGATTGCTGATGTTGCTCAGGTTGATGTGATTCTCTGTCAGTTGAGTTCGCCAGCCATTTTCCTGATACGAAATCGGGTATGCGGCAGAGCTGCTGAAGTAGACAATGCGTTCAGGTTTCGTGCGTAAAGCCCAGCCGAACATTTCAGCGTCAATGGACAGGTCAACCGCCAGCGCCAGCGGTGAACCTTCAATCATTCGTCGACCACCAACAACAGCCGCCAAGTGAATGACTAGGTCAAACTTGGTGCTATCAGTTCGGAAGAAGTCACGGGCATCTGTCCCGTTGACAATGTCCACGCCAGTAATCTCGTGACGTTCGTTGGCAAAGTGTCGATGGAATGCTCGACCTACGAAGCCAGCGTCACCTGTGATGAGTATTTTCATGCGCTGAGTCTTTTCACTAGCTGACGATAGTCGTCGCTCTGAATGTAGGTGTGGAACATCTGAGAGTCGGCGTTGTTGATTTCGGCAGAGTTCACTTCCTGATAGCCAGCATCCCAGTCACCTTTGCCGGCGATTGGGTGAAGATGCTCGATGACAGTTTCGGGCAGGTAGCGGATGGCGTTCAGGTCTTGACCTAGGCGAAGCCAGAAGTTGTCCAGGTACAGGTGAGCAAACCCTTCAGGGATCATGCCGTTGAGTTCTTCCACAATGCTTCTAGTCATTCCGATGGCAGTTGGAAGTTGTTCACGCTGGAATAAGTCGTCACCATAGACAAGCCCTGTGACAAGGTCGTCAAGGTTTGTGCGCCACACTTTGTCCCATTGGAAGGTTCGAGGTCGATGGTCATCACCAACGAAGATGAAATACTCCCAGCGCTCATCTGTGATTAGTTGCCTTGCAGCGTTGTTGAGTGGGTCGGCCATGCCTTTCCGACCACGTTCGAAGGTCAGCACCTCGGTGAAGTTATTTTCGAGTGACAGGTATTGGTCAAGTGTTTCGTCATCCTCGTCGACTACCACAAACAGGCGTGACATTGTATGAGTGTCGATGAGTGACTGTTGCAGTTCTTTGATGTTGTGCGGTCGGTGTCGACTTGGCACGATGATGGCGGTGTTCATCTTTGCTCCCCTGCTAGAACTGACAAATCTCGGCGTGGGTCGTAACCCTCACCCATAACAAATGACACGATTCCGGTCGGTGATTCCAACCCTGCACGATCACGCCACCAAGGTGAGCCGCCATCCATCGCAGGGAGTTGCACCCATAGGCGTGGCCCAACTTGAGCCACCTTGTAATGGTGATAGTGGGCAGTGAGCAACACGTCAGCGTCACCCACTGGTGTTCGCCCTGTCGCCTGTCCTTGCCACCATTTGACCGCATCTCGGGACTGGTGACCATGCGCCAGCCCAAGGATTGACTCTGACACGTTCAGCGCCAGTGTCTGATGGTCATGGTCGGGATAACGAAACTGGACATGGGCAAGGGCAGGGTTTTCAGCGCAAGCATCCTGCACAGCTGAGGCAACCTCAACCTGCCACGAGTCGGTGGCTTCCCCGATGACATACCGCTGGGATTCGTCATGGTTGCCAGGGACAACTGGCACGATGAGGTTGTCGGTCAATGGCGCAAACGCCTTGATCCATGCCAGAAGCATTCGACGGCCAACCCGAACCTGTTGGGTGACCGATAGGTCTGAGCGACCCAACACCTTGCCATTCTGGCTGACGTTGCCTTCGATGCAATCACCCATCTGAGGCAGGATGATAGTTCCCACTGGTCGACCAATTCGGATGAGGTCTTTGTGGCGCTGAACCGATTCTTCAATGCCTGTCAATACACGCCTCACAGTGCCTTCTGTACCGTCGCCAGCATCCTTGCCCCACTGAGTATCGCCGATGGCGTAGACAGCGCTGAGATTGCCTGTGTGTGCCTTGATTCGGGCGTGAGGTCGCCACCTTTCCACATGGTCAATGAGCGCCTGAAGGTCGGTGTCGTCAGCTGACGAATGAACCTGATCGGCAGGGACAATGCTGACCTTGGCAGACTCCAGCCACTCGCCGTCATACTTCTGCCACATCGACCGCCGAACGCCAGTGACACGCCACACAGATGGGTCAAGGTCGAAGTCGCCCAGCAGGTCAACGGCATCTGGCAGGTCACCGGCAGTGCGAGGTGTAGACACAAAGAAACCGCCCGAAGCACTGTCAACCTCAAGTCGAGGTCGCCATGCTTCGGGCGTATTGGTGGTGCGAGTATCAGAGCCAGATTGACCGGCGCTGGCAAGTTTGGAAAGGTCGTCAGACAAAGTCATCGGGGACACCGACAACCGTTCGACTCGCCACGATTGCGGTGACGGCTCACGGTGACAGCGCTCACATTGAAACCTCGGTCGGAAAGAACCCGAGCAAGGTCAGTGTGGCGAATCTGTCGGTTGTCTAGGGCAGCCAGTAAGGCTTCACGTTCATTGTCATCAAGACTGACAAGCGCAGTGTGAAGAGAACACAAAGGGCGAGCGACAGTCTTGATGACGTGCAGTTCGTTCAGTTCGGCTATGAAGTCCATGAAGCCAGACTAAAGGCGATTAGTCTTTCGTGACAATTCCGAACGCCGAGTCCTTCGGGTTCATCGCCCGAACTAGGACAGGCACGAATGAAGCCCAGACTGCGTTGCCAATCTTGACCCAGTCAGCCTTGGTCATGGTGAACGGTGTCAGGTTCAGCGACATCATGACAGTGATGACACAGGCGAGCAGTGACTGAGCATAAGTTGCCAGGACTGATTGCAGTTTTGGGTTCATTATTTGCCACCTAGCTTGTGAATGATTTTGCGGAGTGGATTCCTGCCAGTGTAAGCCAGAAGGAACTTTGGATTCTTTGATCCGCCAGGAGTCCAGTAGCCCTTGTCTTGGATTCAAAGTGAAGGTGTGGGCCGCCACTGTTACCTTCAACACCAACATCAGCGATGTGTTGTCCGAGTGTGACCTTGTCACCCTTCTTGACATAGCACTTCTCTACATGGGCGTAGATGGTGTACCACTTGCCATGACGGATGACAGGCGAGAACTTGCCGAAACTAGAACCCCAGATGCCCACACCGACAACTGTTCCATTGGCGGCGGCAAAGACCGGGTCGCCAACTGGCGCTCCAATGTC